CAGCAGAAAGGGCTAAAGAAATTGGTTGTGAAGGAATTCACAGTCATAATGAAAACGGAGATACTATCTTTATGCCTTGCGAAAGTCATGATGAATATAAACAAAAGACTGGTGAAAAACTAGCATCTTATAGTGATGATGAAAAGGAAGCAGCGTATGAAGATGAAGATGAAATGAAAGCATCCTATCAGACTGATGGGGGTTGTCGTGACGGTTACAAGAAAGAAGGTAACATGTGCGTTCCTATCGCAGTTACTTGTGAAATAACTGTCGAATCAATCAACGCAGTAGTAGAAGCATCGACTGGTAAAACAGTTTATCGAATTTCTGGCGTTGCATTCCACAGTGGTCTTAACAAAAACAATTGGGCATTGACAAGAGAAGGTGCAGAAAAAGTAGTAGCGCAAATGAAAGGTGCTGACTTAACACTGTATCATCCTACTATCAAGTCTGGTAGATTTACAAGAAACATGAGCGGAACTGTTGATGAGTCCGTAGTAGGTTTAGTCACAGAAGCAAGCATCTCTGGAACAAAAGATGTATATGTTGTGAACTATGTTGCTGATGTTTATCGAGAAGAATTATTCTCATCCCTAGATTCTGGCCTATGGCTCAGAGCAGATTACGGAGTTTCTATCGGCGGTACTGGTGTACCCGAACAAATTATTGAGTCGGAAGAAGGTAGACCGCAAATGTATTTCGGCAGCAATTTCAAGTTTGACCATTTGGCTATTGTCCACAAACCAGCATACCCTAATGCTAGTATAGAGACGGCAGAAAAGGTAGAAATAGAAAAAATGAAATCTGCTTCTGCCTCAGAAACCTTTAAAGGTGACTCGGACGATACGTCATCACAATCGAATAAGGTGATACTTATGGCAGACGAAAATAATAATAATGAAGCCGTATTGGCTGAGATTGAGTCTCTGAAAGCCGAGGCCGTCCTACGGGAAGCCCGGATTGCAGAGTTTGAGGCTGCTGAGATGACACGAATCGAGGCAGAGCGTGAGAGTCTTGTTGCTAAGGCTACCGAACTTGGTCTCAAGGGACACGATGACTTTACAGTTTCTACTTTGAAGTCCGTGATTGCATCTTGGGAGTCTAGTAGACCGGAACCAGTAACAGAAGTTAAGATGGAAGAAGCAACACCAGCCGCTTCGGAGCCAGCAGTGGCATCCGAACAGCCAAAGAGTGTTGTCGCAAACTATCTTAACGGTGAACTCTTGAAAACAGACGAAGAAGTCTACTCAAGGGCTTACAATGCTTGGGCCTCCGCTTACAACAAAACAATCGACATGGACTCAACACCAGCCCTAAAATACGATGAACTCAAAAAAATGGAGATGATTTAAGATGACATACGCAAGTGGAACAGAAGCAGTAAGCATGAACGTAAAAACCAGCACAACTGTTGCTGGCGCAGGTTACATCCTTACTAACGATAGCACAAACAACACAGTAGACTTGTCTGCTGCAACAGAAATCGGACTTTTTATTAGTGCTGATGAAAGTAGCAGAGACGCTGCTGGCGACCTCGAAACTTCGAGCGCAACCGTTTCTGCTTACCCTCTTGGTGGTGTTCTATTGGTTGCTGCAACTGCAAGCCAAACATACACCACTGGCCTAACTGTCTATGTAGGAGCAAACGGTCTTGCTACCGTTACCGCAGGCTCCAACAAAAAATTGGGACTTTATGTTGGAGGCGGAGTTACCGCTTCCTCAACTAATGGAGAAACATTAGTCCCCGTTGCTACGGCAGGAGCAGCAATCGCTTGATAGGAGATGATTAATATGAACAAAAGTTTAGAAGAAATTGTATATGCAGACGCAGCCACGACCAGTAACGTAGGGCCATTTGGAAAAGGACAATCCGTTCTTGAGCAAACCCTCCGTGACTTTATCCAACTACAATCCACTCAAATCGCAGTGGGAACTCAAGTAGTTGGTGTTAGAACAGTTAACTGGTTGACTTTCAAGTGGTACACTGGTGCTTCCGGCACTTTCACTTACCCTCTCGACGACAACGCCGTTGTAGACCCAACCAACATCGGAACTGCTAACTACTCAGTAGTTCTCGAAAAAGGTCAAGGTCGATGTGTTTTCCTCGACTCAGTACGCCTACGAGGCGAAACATGGGATAACATGTCCCGTCAGCAATTGGCTATCATTCAAGCCAGAGCAGACGCTATGGACAACAAAATCCTAACTGACTTACTTGCTGGTGCTGGACAAACCAAGGCTGCTACCGCAGTATTTGGTGCAGCAACCGCAGACGAAGAGAAGGACATCCTTGACGCTATGGATTTGATTTTCGCAAACGCTAGAGTCTCTGGCAACGAGCCAGTGGCTCTTATCTTGCCAGCCTCAGTCCGAAGTGTCATGATGAACACTCAACTTTACGGTAACGTGGTTGAATCTTTGGAAGAGCATCTACGCCGTGTGGCTAACCTACGAATCTACTACACCCGTGACTACGGTGCAGCCGGAGCAATCAGCACAAGTGCTATCTTGATGATACCCGGCGCAGAAACCGCAGAGATGTTCCAATACAACGGTGAAGGTTACATGGAAACAGAGATGACCAGAATCGAAGGTATCGGCTTCTCATGGTTGTTAACCTCTTACTACGGAATGGTAATCCACCAACACCAAGATGGTGCTGCTAGTGGAAAATCCAACCGTATCTGTAAGATTACCGGCGTTATCGCTTGATTCGGAGAGGATTGATTGTCAAATCCCTCCAAAGCAAGTTTGGTAAAACAGTGTAAAGACGCAGGCATTCCCTTGCCCGATAAAGCAGACCGAAAAGTTATGGAGCATAGGCTCGCTAACTGGTTGCCGGGCAAGGGGTGGTTGTTTAGACTCGCTAGACCCTCTGGTAGAAAAGAGGGACATCCCGTACAGATGTTAAACGAATGGAACACTACTTATTGGGTTCCTAATAGCATGATGGCAGAATTGATAGCAAAGTCAAAACTTGTCTTTGTCTTGGGTAGAGTTAACGAACCGCCACAAGAAGCCACTGTTATTGATGTTCCAAAAGATTTTTCAGACAGATGGTTAAATGGTGGTATAGATGGCAGTAACAACTGATAACATCCGTGACCTACTAAACAGGCCGAGAGGCTTAGTAGAAGGAGCAATCAGTGAATACATTAGCCTAAGAACTACACAAGTTGACCAAATAGCCCGTAATGCAAATTACATTTTACCCGAAACGGCAGTGACTACTGCTGAGAAAGAAGTAGCAATCAAAATGCTAGTTTGTACTGATTGCTTACTAATATTGATTGATACTACACCCACATTTTATCCAGAGAAAGAGAGAGGTGAACAGGACAGAAGGTTCCAGTCACAGTTGAAAGTTTTTGAGAAGAGAGCGAAGGATGCGTTAGATATGATTTCTGAAAAGGCTGGTGCTGCCTTTGCTACCGGAAACTCAAAAAGTCGCATTACTTCGTGAGGTATTTAGATGGCAACACGATATTGGGTCGCTACCGGAAATCCCGGAACACTAAATACATCCAATACTGCGGGCAATTGGAACACGTCAGCAGATGGTACAGGTTCGACAGGAGTACCTGCTGCTAATGACCACTTAGTTTTTGGTCATCCTGATACTGTTGCTGCTGCTAAAGGCTTTGCCCCTTGTAATTTTAATCAAGCACTTACACTAGATGAGATTGTAGTCTATGAAGACTATGACGATGCTAATAAAGTCTTAATGACTCCTACTGCTACATTTTCTAACTCAGCCTCTACTTTAACAATAGAAAACGGAGATTTTCTACAAGCAGGGTTTTTCAACGGTATGGTAGTAAGAATAAGTGGTGCATTTAAAACAGGAAACAATGCAGAGTTCACAATAACTAATTTAACATCTACTGTACTAACCACTTCGGGAACATTTACTGATGAGACTACTTCTGGCAGAGTAATAACAATAACTGGTCAACCATCTTACTTAGAAATAACACAGGACTTAACACTATCTGGCATGTACCTAAACGGCACGATAAAAAGTTCAAACACACTATCCTTTGCTGGTACATACATATCAGATGGTGATAAGTTATCACCCGTATCTTACGGACAAAGATTTTTACTTAATGGGCCAAAGGCGGCCTACAATAATGTCGCTAACACAAACATGAAGTTTGACCAAACATCTAACAGTAGCAACAAACTTTACTTTGACGATGGGCCTTACCCAACAGTAACAATAGACACTGCATCTGCTTTGACTTGTTCTTACCTAGCCCCTACCTCAGAAGATTGGGGGGAGGCATCATTTTACAAGTTTTTAGTTACTAATGCTAGTGCTACAATAGTGCCGGTCAAATCTGCATCTATGGGCGCTAACGATGCAAAGAAAGTATTCAATGTTAGTGGAGATACTACTAGCACATTCTCGTTTAGTGGGGCAGTGTTTGATGTTAACACAGTAACTTGGAAATTTGTATGCGATAACGGCACACTACCTTGTAACGGAGACACTACTAACTTTGGAGGAAGTAACGCTACATTCTTTAGTAGATTTGGCAACTTAGTAATTTATCCCTCTAGTACCGCAGGAAATCGCAAAAATGTGGCACAAAACGGTGTTTTGGAGTGCAAAAATCTATTTGTTGAAACAGGCGCAAGTTTGAGAGGTTCATACGAAGACGAAACTAATTCTGTCCTCCATGCTCACGGACTGGTGGATGTTAGAGGTTCTTGGAACTTTAGACAAATATCAGAGGGCATTTATCACTCCAATCCCGATTACTATGCTCTCGACGTGTCTCATGGCGGTACAGGGCTTAGAAGCCTAGCAAGCAACAGAATCCCTTACGGTAATGGTCAATCTGCTTTACAGTCAAATGCTAATTTTGTGTTTGACCATGCGAATAGTAGATTGGGTGTCGGTCTTAGCGACCCTAAAACAAAACTAACAGTAGAGGGCGCAGTAACTCTAAAGGAACAAGCAAGTGCTGATGCTGATACTGCGGCTTACGGTCAAATATGGACTAAAACGGCTACACCTAATGAACTGTATTTTACTAATGATGCAGGTAACGATATACAGATAACTAGCGGCTCAAGCCTTGCTGGTGGTGGAGGTTCTTATTCGGATGCACAGGCTATTGCAGCAGTTGAAGGAGAGTCTACATTAGTATTACAATCAGGAGTTACAGTCGGTACTGATTTAAAATTAACGACATCTTCTGATAATGTAGTAATAGAAAATGTAACCAGTAATAAGGATATTATTTTCCAAGTAAATGATGGGGGTTCTGCGAATACAGAAGTAATGAGAGTAGATGGTTCGAGTTCAAGAGTGGGTATCGGGGCAACCGCACCCACAGCGAAATTAGAAGTAAAAGGCGATACAGCGATTTCAAGAAGTTCTGATTTAGGACAAACAAGGACATTAAGTATCGAAGGTGCAAGAAACGCTACGGGAACTGATTACGCTAGAATTGATTTAGAAAATTATGATTCAAATTCAGGTAGTCCGGCTACTTATGTTGGTGCAAGAATCGCTGCTATTAATGAAGTAGATGGAGTTGATGATGGGAGTTTAGTATTATCTACTGCTAATGCTGGAACATTAGCAGAAAGAATGAGAATAACCGATACA